CAACAAGTGTTGAACCACGTGTGTTTAAAGAAGTTAAATTATCCATTATTGATTAATCTCCGCAGCAGGTATACCAGCACCATACCGTGTGTTGGTCATATAATCATTTAGAACATCACCTGGCTGTTTCATTGTGTTAGATAATTTAAATTTGAAGTCACCAATTTGTGTTACTCTATTTTCTTTATTATATGTTATTTTAATTAGTGCAAATACTAAACCACTCATAGCATCTGTACTTGTCCAACTAGGAAACAAATCATATGCATTTGCTGTTGAACCAGTTGCTTCTGTATAGATATTAGCTGGATTTGTACTGCCATCGACAAACGGATAAACTTCTATCAATCCTGCAAATTTATCTGTTGAATTACCTACATCGTCATATGCTAAACTAACTACGTTACCGGTTGAATTGAATCTTAATCTAAGACCGTTATAGTATACTTCTTTAAATCTAAATTCACTAGATGTACCGTTGATTAAATTACCTGTTTTTTCACTTAAGGTAACGCACACCCACATAGTTTTATTATTTTGTTCCATATACACATCAGTTATTTGACCGCTTGTGTATGCATCACCATATACAATAGGCACAGCGTTATTTGTATCAGGATCAACTGTAATTGTAGCGCCTGGATCGTCTCTACGTGCTTTTTCTTCTTGTTCTTTTAGTATTGATTGTTGTATCTTACGCAATGCAAATCCATACAATGCTGTTTTAGCAAGTTGACTGCCTGTGTTATTGCTTTGTAGAAATCCTCCTACACTCTTAACTAATCCGCCTAATGTATCTACAAAACTCATCTTGTTACTCCAAAGTCAAAACTTCTACCTATTAGTGTAGGTACTCTATCAAAGCTAGTATCTGTGCTGTAGAAAGATTTCATACTTACAGGATTAGTTCTTCTTGCATTTTGTTTTTTTTGCAGTAAATCTACCGAACTTATACAACTAAGTTGTATTGAATTAGTTGCTTCCATATCTAACACATTATATTCTTCATCTAGTGCAAAGTTACTAACAGTACCCTTCCATCTAGTTTGTGTTGCACCAATTTGCACACCTGCTACAGTAAAATATGCACGATATATTTGTATTGCACTACCTTTTATTTTACTGTGTATAACTTCTGCAATGCTTGAATCAGGTATACCGCTAAGTGTAACAGTTATATCATTTGAACTGCTACGCAATTCGCTTGCTGTGCTTGTTACACCTAATAATCTACCTAGTGCAGTATAAGTTTCTCCGTCTATATCAAAGTTAGCATTGTGGTCACTAAACCTTAGTGTTTGTGCAAAGTATCCGCCTGTTGAATTGGTACGGTATTGATCAACTTGCAAGCGAACAAATGTTGCTGCTCTTATACTTGTATAACTTGTTAAATCTACTGTCATCTTACACCTCTACGAATACGAAAGGACCACTCCAACTAACTTGATCATAACCAAATATTGTCCATTCTGGGAAGTTTATGCAATAAACTGTATATGATTCATCTGTGCCAGGATCTACATTACCATAATAATACGGGAAACTTGCGTAGGGTATTGTTATAGTTGCGCTTGTATGCCTGTCTAAAGATTCAGCTGCTTCTATAAGTGTTTTGTAATCACTCCAGCGTGGGCCATCTGGTAATTGCACAGTTAGTATCTTCTTGGCGTTACCTCTTGTTACAACTCGTGTTGTACCATCTCTTGCAGTAGTGTTACTTACTACGTCTTTTCTGTTTATGCTTATTGTTGTAGCGTTTTCTACAATCCACTGGAAGCTCATTTATTATCTCCTACTCGGTACAGCACGACCGCCTTTGTTTGCAACAGCGTGTATAAAGCCTGGATCACGTGCTACAAGTTGTTTAAAGCTAAGTGCGTCTACTGCGCTAATATTGTATGTGACATTACCGCCACCATTCATAGGTGTAACTTGTGCAGGACCACTTACAAGTTCAGGTCCATTTTCACCTACTACACCAAATTTACCACTTGGTATCAATCCACCATTTGCAAAGAAGCCTGCGAATATATCTTCAGTTTTACCACCTGTTTTAGAGCCTGGATTAAATATACCACTAAACAATCCTTGTATGTTGGCTCTTAGGCTTTGTTCTAGTAAATCACTAATTAAATCTCTAAAGCTAAGTTTACCAGTTTTAACAAAGTTTACAATAGCATCTTCTGCACTTTTTGTAAATGTCTGGAATGCTTTTGCACCTCTATCTGCTGCATTTTCTGCTGCATCTTTATAAGTTTTAAATGCATCTTGCCAACCTTTTGCGAACGTGTTTTGTGCTTTCTTTTGTGCTTCTATGTTACGTGCTGCTGCTTCTCTTTGGTCACGTGTAGCTTTTGATTGTGCGTCAATTGCAGCAAGTTGTTTTTGCAATTCTGCATCGTCTACGCCTTTGAATTGTTCTGTTATTCTTGCTTTAGCAGCGTTGGCTAAGTTTCTTTCTTCAATTGCAATTTCTTTTAGTTTTCTTTCAATACCATCTAGATTGCTAAGTGTTACATCGTCTTTAGCTGCTTGTATGCGGTCTTTACTAGAATCAGTAAAGTCTTTACTTGCATTTTGTAGTTTTTCTAAATCACCAGCAGCCTTAGTGCTGCCTTGACCTAATGCATTCATGGCATTAGCATATAAATCTAAAGATATTTTACCTTCATCTAATTGTTTTTTAAGTTTTGCAACTGCAAGTTGTACATTTATTTGCTCTATTGATGTTTCTCTAGATTTAGTAATTAGATCTGTAAAGAATTGCTCGAACGGTGATTTTACAACTTCTGCTACTTTATCAGCAGTATCATTAGATGTTTTACCTAAATCATCCATTGCATCTTTTGTTCTGTTAATGCGTAATATTGCATCATCGTATGCAGGGAATGCTTCTCTAATTCTTGCTACTTCAACTGCTTTTTCACCAGCAGCAATCATTTCATCACCCATTGTTCTTAGTTTATCACTAAGTGATTCTGTTTCATTACTAGCATTTAATTGAAGAGATCCTATTTTTTCAAACACTACTGTGGATGGATCTTCTAATTTTTTAATTTCATTTCTTACTGATTCTATAGCAAGTATTGCTGCGGTTGCACCTGTTGTCCAACTTCCACCAAACGCAGAACCTATGCCAAACGCATCCGCTAAATTACCTGGATCCTTAAACCATTCTAAATCTTTTTTAAGTTCTTCTAATTTTTCCTGTCTTGTTACGCCTACTTCTAAGACAACGTCTGCTTGCAATCCGCCTATAGCATTGACAGCCGCAGTGATTCCTTTCATCATTTGATCCATTACAACACTAAACGAATCGATAAAGCTGCCTAAACCTTTTAACAATGCACCAAATGTTGTTTGCATTGCGCCTGGTTCAAATACACCTAAAGCTTCTCCAAGATCTACAACTAAACTACGCAATCCTAATACAATATCTCCAATTGCTTCACCAAGTACTCTGCCAAATCCTTTCGAACTGTCTATAAACCCAGTTATATCATCTAGTATTGTTTTAACAGCTGGTGCTAAACCTGCGCCAAATTCAGAAATAAATTCTTTTATTGCAATACGGAAGTTGCTCATTTTAACACTTAGATTTTCTAACAAGCCAATTGACGCACCACCAAATTGCGTGTTTAATCCATCTTGTAGAGCTTGAAGTAATTTTTGTGCGCCCTCTGCACTCTTACCAAATTCAGTAACTTCATTTCTTGTAATACCTAGTTGTTGTTCAAGTATTCTAAATACAGGCACACCTCTATCTGCAATTAGTTCTAGATCTTCAACAGCAACACCAGCACCTGATGCAGCTCTTGAGAATATTTTAGTCATTGCTTCTAGTGAGCCAACTTGGTCAGTTGTAACAGCAGCAGTGTCTGCAAACAATCTTAGTAGGTCATTAGTAGGTTCAACACCATTAGCTTTTAAACTAATAAAGCTCTTAGATAAATCTTCAACACTAAATTGACTTGTTCTTGCAAAGTCTTTAATTTGCGCTAGTGCTTTACCACCTGCTGTTGCTGATCCTGCAACAATGTCTAAACTATTGCGTAGATCTTCAAATGTAGCAGTTACATCAAGTATTTGTTTTGTAATTACTGCACCACCGATTGCAATAAGTGCAGTTTTTAGTTTTGCTAGACTTGCGTTGGCACCTTTTGTATCAACGTCTAATATATAACGATCTCTAATTGTACTCATTATTTAAGTGTCCTTTTTACTTTATCTCGAATAAAGTCGATAGTAGGATCAGTCATACCTTGCGGTGCTTGTCTACTTTTACCTTTGTTCAATTGATTTGCATAATTATAATTGGCTGTAATTGTACCACCGCTTGCAGTTGATTTAAAGTTAGTGTTACGTTTAGCGTTACCTGTTCTAATAGGTGTAACATCCTTAAATTCAACGTGCGCTTCTGCTGGTAAAGTACGTGCAAGATTCTCTATAACTTTTTGGCGTCTACTCCAGTTATTGGTTACTCTTCTTAGCATCTTCAGCCCTCTTTTTTACTCTATCTAGCATACCTTGCATATCGTGTTCTGTTAGTTCAGCGCCGCTACCTTGTGCTTTCTTACTTAAATAAGTTTCATATTGCACAGCTAGATTTGCAACCTTTAGATCTAAACTATCCCCTTCTTTTAACACAGTGCTTGGCAAAGTACCATATCGTTTTGCAACAAAGTCTATACTAAGCCAAGCATTCATTTCTGAATTTAAGTGCTTGAAGTCGGGGTTACTGAGTTTCCCAAGATTTGTACCACTTCTTCTATGGCTTTAACCATTATATCACTTGGTAATATTTCACCGTCTGTTATAATAGGTTTACCATTTTCATCCATTAGAAGTTCCTTGACTATTTCAGTCATTCTGTTCATATCATTTTCTTCTGTCTGAAATAGTTTTAAGTAGGTATCAAACTCGTATCTGTCATATACGTGGAATTCAATTTCTTCACCGTATTTTTCTACAATATCTTTGTCAGATATTGTAACTTTAGTAAGTACAGGTTTTTTTGCTAATTCTTTTAGTTTCATCTGTTAATCCTTTCGATCTATTAATCTGTTTATTACAAGCAATGTAAACTTTAGCCTAGATTGTGCTTTGTCTATATCACTTCTTGCCGATTTTAATTCAGCTGCTGATTTTGCTACTTCTGCTAATGCACTCTTAAGCAAATCCTTATCTGAATAATCATTTAAATCCATTAATCTTCCTAATAATATTTATGCTGCATATAAGAATAGGGGGCCGAAACCCCCTATTCTACTGCTGCCCTCACGCTTTAAGCGACTGTGTAGTCACCGTCAACAGTGATTGTAATTGGTGATACCCATACAGGTGCATCTGCTGATACAGTCGGAGCTAGTCCAGTAATGTATCCTGTACCTGATATAGTTTTACCATTTCCTGCATCTGACTCGTCACCTAAGTATAGCGAGAATTCAACAAGATCTTTACGTGTACTCATTCCAAAGATACCATGGTGTGAGGCTGTGCCTACACCTGTTGTTCCGTCACCGAAGAATACTTCTTGGTTAAGAACTAAGTTCATTGAGATTGAGTTAGTTGCTGTAGTAGCAACTTGTTTTTTAGCTGCTTCATCTAACTGTGTCCAAGTAAACACGTCATTTGAAGCGTTTACAGTAATGTCCTGTAAACTTGGGATTAATAGGCTGTCATTGGTTGCATCTGAGTTGATTTCCAATGCTAGAGTTGCCTCTACGCCAGTTACCCCTGGTGCTGGATATATATAATTAGCCATTTTGTTTTCCTTTATCTAATTTTTACGAAAGCGTAATCTATTTGAGTCACTAGCATATCGTTTTCAATGCTTGTCGTTACTGTTGCTTCGCGGCTGTTGTAGCCAGCAGTAGTATTGACGTTTTTTGCACTAATTAACAAACCTACTAGTTCATCATAATTTGCCGGTGGACGTTTAGCATCATTTGAGAAAGTAAGCGTAACTGACGTTGTAAATGTGTGTATGTCACAACCGCCTAGTGTTGATATAAGCGGTTGTTCATCAAATTCATTACTGTTTAAGTATATGGTTTTAGGAGTTCTTAGATGCAGAGGAATTCCAGATTCTATACGTGGTAAATCATCAGTAATCTTATAAGATCCTAATTTTAAACCTTTTATATAATCTATAATTTCTGTTCTCATCTAATTCTCTTTAACCTAATTTGACCCGGTTCCTTCTCTGACGATACTATATTTGTATCGCCATCAAAGTCATACCAATCTCCTGCAATAATAAGTTCTTCAAACAACATTTCAAATTTAGTTGTATAGTAACCCATTTTTTGTCTCTCAGCATCGTCTTCTACACCAAAGTCAGCAACACTAGGCAATATAAATTCTGATAGTGCAAGATACACACATAAGTCTGTAAAGTCTTCACTTCTTCCTATTATATTGTTAATTGTTGGGCTTGGTATATCAGCACGAGTTCTGATAGAAGTAGTACCTCCATCCTGCTGTAAGAAATAGCTCTGCCACCATTCCGTATTGCGGATTTTAGTAATAATTCTATCAGTTGCTCGTTCAAGAGATTGTTCTACAACATCATCAGTTAGGCTTTCGTTATTATCGAACAGTCGTTGATCTCTACGTAGTACATCACTGTACTCTGCAAAGCTAATTACTGTTCCACTTTCACTAATTGAAGCCATTTAAACTATCTCCTAACTAATTATGCTGCGTCTTCAATTAGAACACCGCGTGTTGCGTCGATCATTGCAACACCTGAGTGTAGGCTGGCAACTACGTCAAAACCAACTGCTTCTGGACGACGACCAATTTCAATATCAACATTTTTCTGCATAGCAATACGCATTGCATCCATACCAAATATAGCCATTTTGCTGTCGCCAGTTAGATATGATGACACAAAGCAGTTAACGCCTGCAATTGAACCAAAGAAGCCTGAACGTACTGCTTGACTCTGGAATTCACCACCGCCAAATGCGTTCGAACCGATTGAGCTCATTAAGTTACCATAAGCTGCTGCACTTACAACACCCATTAGTGGTCCTGTTTCACCAGCTGCACGTATTGTACCAACAGCAGTAAAGATTTCATCAACATCTAAGTTACCTGCTGTGATTTCTTGTGCTGTTAGTGATTCTAGTGTAGCAGCAACATCTTGGTCAAATGCTTTTGCAACTGCGTTACCAAGTACACGACCAATTTCAGTTGGGTCAATGTTACCTAAGTCACGTACAACCGAACGTGCTGCATATAGGTTAGCTTGGATTGTGTTTTTTGTGTCAGCTGCAAGCACTGTATCTAGGTCAACGCCTGGTGCTGCTTCTGATGTTAGTTTAGTAGCTGTAACTGCTGCTAATTCTGGTACCTGTAGTACACCATTTGGTGCGTTTACTACTGGAATAAGTTCTCCACCCAAGAACAGTGAGCTCTCGTGTGCAGCGTATACTGTTGCGGCTTTTACTGGAACGAATAATGCGTCAGTGTTAAATCCACCTGTGTAAGCTGAGTTTGCCATTTTAAATTCTCCTTAGACTATTGGCTTAAAGAAGTCCCTTTTGTCGGGCTTCCTTATATATTTTTCTATGCTCCGGACGACTAAGGTCAAGTTTATTTAGATCTAAGGTTTCCGCTTTTAATTCATTGCCCAGCTGGGTCTTAGAATTCGTTGTGGTTGCACTAGCCTGCTTAAAGTGTGGATTTTGTTCTAAGAATTCACTTACTAAGTTATCTACTGTAAACAAATTGCCACCATCATCATAGCGTACATTGCCTTGATCATCTAACACTTGTACTTCGTCTCCCGTCTCATTAAGTTTGACTCTATTACCTAATAAAGTTCTAACTTGGTTAGGATTAACAGATTTATGTTTAGCAGCACTATCTAATAACGGCGAATTAATTTTATATTCAGTTATCATAGCGTCACGC